GGTTGTAAGACACCTGCAGTAGGTGAAACCTATACAGTTGTCATTGACCCTGATACGGCCCTTGAAGAAATTGTAGATGTCAGTAACTACGCATCAGGTAACACACTTACTATTACTAGAGGCATTGATGGTTCTACTGGTGTAGCCCACTCTGCTGGTGCCATTGTCCGACATATGGTTATTGGTCGTGACTTAAGTGAGTCCAATACACACATTGAAGCAACCACTGGACACGGTGCAACAGGTGCTGTAGTTGGTACAACTAACACACAGACTCTAACTAATAAGACTTTAACTGCACCAACCCTGACTACTCCAGCCTTAGGTACCCCTGCATCTGGTGTTCTAACTAATGCAACTGGATTACCATTAACAACAGGCGTAACTGGCACACTACCAGTAGCCAATGGTGGTACTGGTGTAACTTCTTCTACAGGTTCTGGCAATACAGTCCTTTCAACTTCTCCTACATTGGTAACACCAGTGCTAGGAACTCCTACTTCGGCAACACTTACTAATGCTACTGGCTTGCCTATCTCAACTGGTGTATCTGGTCTTGGTACTGGTGTAGCAACATTGCTTGCTACCCCATCTAGCGCAAACCTTCGTTCTGCTTTAACAGATGAGACTGGTACTGGTTCAGCAGTATTTGCTACTAGCCCTACCCTTGTAACACCTGTACTTGGTACACCAACATCTGCAACTCTGACCAATGCAACTGGACTACCTATTTCTACTGGTGTCTCTGGTTTAGGTACAGGCGTTGCTACCTTCTTGGCTACGCCAAGTAGTGCAAACCTAGCAGCAGCCCTAACTGATGAGACTGGCACAGGTGCTAATGTATTTGCTGCCTCACCTACTCTTACTGGTACAGCAATTGCTACTAACCTAACTGCCTCTGGAACAGTAACTGCAAACCTATTCTCTGGTCCTTTGACTGGTGCAGTAACTGGTAACGTAACTGGTAACTTAACAGGTAACGTAACAGGTAACTTAACTGGAACTGTAACTGGTGGTGCATCACTTAACCTGCCTCTTTCTGGTGGCACAATGTCTGGTGCTATTGCAATGGGCACAAGTAAAATTACTGGCTTAGGTACACCTACTGCCAATACAACAGATGCAGCCAATACTGCTTATGTAGATGCTGCAATTACCACTGCAATAACAAATGTTATTAACTCTGCACCTGGAGCCTTAGATACTCTTGATGAGTTGGCTGCTGCTTTAGGTGATGATGCTAACTTTGCGAGTACGGTAACTACGTCAATAGCAACTAAGTTGCCACTTGCTGGTGGAACTATGACTGGTGCAATTGCTATGGGTACCAATAAGATTACAGGTCTTGGAACTCCTACAGTAAATACAGATGCTGCAACAAAGGCTTATGTAGATGGTGTGACTATCGCACCTAGCAACTTGACTGGTCCGATTACATCCGTAGGTGCAGCAACAACAGTTGCAGCCCAGACTGGTACTGGTTCAACCTTTGTAATGGATACTAGCCCAACACTGGTTACTCCAGTCTTAGGTGTAGCCACTGCTACTAGCATTAACGGAACTACAATTCCAGCATCTAAGACTTTGGTTGCTACAGACTCAACTCAGTATGTAGTTCCTTCTCAGACATCTAACTCAGGCAAGTATCTGACTACTAACGGAACAGTATCATCTTGGGCTGCGGTAGATTCACTACCTTCACAGACTGGTAATGCTGGTGAGTTCCTCACAACAGATGGAACAACAGCATCTTGGGCAGTAGTTGCTGGTTCTCTTGCACAACCAACTGAACCAACATCACCTAATGATGGACAAATCTGGGTAGATACAGATGGCACTGCACCAACTACAGTAGTAACTCGTTGGTCTAAATCACCAACTAATGGAACTACAACTCTTAGCGGTACAGATGATACAACAAATGTTCTTGCCTATACCCCAGGGTATGAGCAAGTATTCCTCAATGGTGTACTTCTATCCCGTGGTTCTGACTACACGGCAACTACTGGTACTAGCGTAGTACTTACCACTGGTACAGTTACAAGCGATATTGTAGAAATTATTGCCGCCTTGCAGGTGGCATACACTGATGCAATTACAACTACTGCTGCAGCAAATACCTACGTGGCAAAGGCTTTGACCACAACTACTGGCGATATTATCTACGCATCTGCTGCTAATACTCCAGCAAGGTTAGGTATTGGTTCTAGCGCACAGGTGCTTACGGTTAGCGGTGGAATACCAGCGTGGGCTACGCCTGCAGCAGGTGGTCTGACTAAAATATCCTCAAACGCGTTTTCAAATGTTGCCTCAGTAACAATTGACGGCTGTTTCACATCTACTTATACGGATTACCTTGTAATAATAAATAACATTTCAGCCGCGACAACCACAGACGACCTTTTAATGCAATTAAGATATGGCTCAACTACCGAAACGGGTGCAGTCTATTATGGGTCATCTTTTAATGTTCCTTTTAGTGGTGCTACTTCTACAATCCAAACAAATGCAGGTACCTCCTATAAAATTGCAAATGGTATTGGGTCTGCCACTTATGCTGGGTCTGGTCAAATGTTTTTCTCAAGGATTGGCAATTCAAATCAGCCATCAACTTGGCGTGGTCAATTTCTAGATGAGTCCACAACAGACGTAGTTCATTTTAGCGGTAAAGCAAATGATACCCGTACATATACAGGATTAGTAGTTAAGTCTAGTTCATCAAATATTAGCGGTAATATAACTATTTACGGATTGGCAAACTAATGAACACTTTAATTACATACTTTAATAATGCAAAAGGCACAGAAGAAACGCGCCCAATGAACGCTGAGGAATTGGCAGAACTGGAACAAACTAGAGCAGATTTTGCACTAGTAAAACAGGCAGAAATTGCAGACGCTGCCTCTCTTGCTGAGAGTAAAGCCGATGCAGTGGAAAAATTGACTGCACTTGGCATTGACCCAAAGGCACTTGGGCTATAAGTGGAACACTTGACTAAGATAATTACTGACAAACTAGGAGATAACAAATGACAAGAGCAAGAGATGTAGCAAACATCGATGGTCTTTTAACAACTACGGGTGACACTTACTATGCCTCTGCTGCAGCCACACCTGCTCGTCTAGGTGTTGGCTCTACTGGTCAAGTCTTGACTGTGGCTTCTGGTCTGCCTAGTTGGGCTACACCAGCAGGCGCTACATTTGTAGGTTGTAGTTTAACAAAGACTGCTACTCAAACTGCTAATGGAGCGACCTTTACTGCTATTACTTGGAACAGTGAAAACTTTGATACTGATGGTTTTCATAGTACGGTATCAAATACTTCTAGAATAACAATCCCAACTGGGCTAGGTGGAAAGTACATCTTCTCATATTTTGTTAATGAAGCAGCAGGTAGTTATACAGCAGGAAGTTTAATGCAAGTTGCTCTTTATAAAAACGGTTCAGCCATTGCTCAAACAGTTACACTTTTTCAAGGTGCTCAGTATTACCCACAAACTGCTACATTCTTTTTTGATGCAGCAGCAGCAGACTATTTTGAAATCTTTGTATCTCGTGATACAAGTGCTACAAATAATATTCAAGACAAAGGTCAATTTGCTTGCCAGAAGGTAGGATAACAATGTTATATTTTAATAAGCCAGAGTTTTTTAATGGTCCACAATTTGTTTCTGAACTAAGAAACGCAGGAATTGATATTGTAGATACACAGATTGGCAACACATTAATTTCTTATAGATTAATTGTCAATTCAGAAGGTCAACTTGGTATTGATACTGACGAACCTAATCAAAGTAAAATACAAAATTTACTTAACGTACACGTACCAATAGAACCAGGGAGTAACTAATGGCAACCATCAGTAATACACCAAGACCAGGCTATGTCTGGGACAGTACAGATAATGTCTGGTATCCAATTGGAGTAGGTGGACACAGCCACGATATGACTGGTTATGCCACATTAACTGGTACTGAAACCTTTACTAACAAAACTCTTACTGCGCCAGTGATTACTTCTCCTAAGATTTCATCTACCTATACAGCCAAGACTGCTGCATATACTTTTGTATCTGGCGATGAAGGACAGTTGTTCTCAATGAACAATGCTTCATCTGTTCAGTTTAATATTCCAACTGATGCAACCTTTAACTTTGCGGTTGGAACAGAGTTCAACGTGTTTTGGATTACTGGCGCAGGTCAGCCAACTATTGGTGCAGCAACTCCTGGCACTACAACTGTTATCTCAACTGGTGCAACAAGTGCTACACCTAAACTTCGTGTTGCTAATTCAGGTGCGACTATTAAAAAACTTGCTGCTAATTCTTGGATTGTATTTGGAGACATTTCGTAATGACACCAATCCTAGGAGTTATGTCTAGTGCTGGTTATCCACGAACAATTGGCAACATTGATTATCTTTTAATTGCTGGCGGCGGTGGCGGTGGTGGTGGTAACGCAGGTATGGGCGGTGGCGGTGCTGGTGGTCATATCTACCAAACTGCTGTTACTGGTTTATTAAAAGGTACTAATTACGCAGTAACTATTGGAGCAGGCGGTACAAGTTCTAACGGTAGCAGTACCTCAGGTAATAATTCATCTTTTCACTCATACACCGCGGCAGTTAAAGGCACAACAGGCGTTGGAAATGGAACGGCTTTAACAGGTGGTTCAGGTGGTGGTGGTGGAACTGACGGTGGAGGCAGCGTTGCTTTTGGCGGCGCTGGAACTGCTGGGCAAGGTAACGCAGGCGGTAATGGTGTTCTTTATAATACTGGCGGCGGCGACACACGCAAGTATCTTGGTGGCGGCGGCGGTGGTGCTGGTAGCACTGGAACAACAGCAGTTACAACTGGTGGCGCTGGTGGTTCAGGTACGGCTAATTCAATTACTGGAACATCAATAACCCGTGCAGGCGGCGGTGGAGGTGGTTCAGGTGGTGAAAATACAGTCTATCGAGATGCAGGTGCAGCGGGTTCAGGTGGTGGAGCGGCAGGACGCAAAGCAGATGGAGCAGTTTCTAACGCAGATGTAAACACTGGCGGCGGTGGCGGTGGTGGAAATTACAATGGAAACACTGGTTACATTGCAGGTTCTAGTGGCGGCTCGGGTGTCCTGATTTTGCGCTACGCAGATACTGCAACGATAACGGTAGGAGCAGGATTAACAGGTACAACAGCAACAGACGGGTCTTTCAAAGTGACAACTATAACTGCGGGTACTGGAAATGTGAGTTGGTCATAATGGCACATTATGCTTTTTTAGATAATAATATTGTTACTGAAGTTATTACAGGCATTGACGAAACTGAACTTATAGAAGGTTTAGATACAGAAACTTGGTATAGCAATTTCCGAGGTCAAGTGTGTAAGCGAACTTCTTACAATGGAAACATCCGCAAGAATTATGCAGGTATAGGTTACTTATACGATGAAACACGTGATGCTTTTATAGCACCTCAACCTGATAATGCAACAGGATTTGATGAAGAAACCTGTCAATGGATTATGCCACGACATTTTACACCAAGTCTGCCTGAGTAATGTGTTACCAGTGTGGTAGTTGCTCTCATCAGCCTGCTCGCACAATAGATGATGCTATAGATGAAACAGATTTACTACCGTATTAAGGAGCAATAGTGGCAACAAGAGATATAACCGAAGGTAGAGGCTCTGCAACTGCCAGCATTGGTCGTGCTATTGCTGTTGACTTAGGTATTGTTTCATCTAGTTCTACTTGGCAGAACACTAATGAGTCATATGATGTAGCAGTAGGTGGACTTCCATTCTTCTACGCCATCAGTGATGCTCGTCCATATATTCGCCAGACTGCACCATTTCGTAAGGAACAGTCAGACATTGGCGCAGAACCAGGTGAGCAATCACTTACTGGTTTCTGGCTAAGAAGCCAGTCTTCTTTCCACAATGGCACAGGCATTAAGTTCTATGACCCATCTGCTGGTGAGACAGTTAACTATCGTTTTGCTGACTCAGACAATGTAGATGTGTGGACTAAAGGACAGGTAACTCTACTCAAAGAGACAGCCAATATGACTGGTGTTACTACTGGTGTATATAAACTTATCTCTGTAGTAGATGGCTCAACTGATAAAGTTGTTGCTTGGAACACAGCAAATACAACTATTAATAACTATACTCCTACTGGTACTGCTGTTACATATAGCCACGTAGTTACTGCTGGATTAGATACTGCCACACTTGCAATTACAACTGATGGAGCACATCTATTTGTAGCCGATAACGACCACATTTATTCAGGTGAGATTGCAGTACCTGCTTCTGGCTACTCAGAATACTATGCAACTGGTAGTGAACGAGTAGTAATGGCTTGGGTTAAGCAACGTCTAGTTGCTGGTGTTGCTAATAGTATCTATGAATTAACTGGCAGCAAAGGCACATCACGTGCCTTGCCTACACCTATTTACACACATCCTAATGCTGACTGGGTATGGTCATCTATCTCCGAAGGTGGCTCTGCTATTTATGCTGCTGGTTACCTTGGTGGTAACTCTGCTATCTACAAGTTTGTTCTATCTACTGCTGGTGTTATGCCTACCCTGACATCAGGGATTGTAGCAGCGCAACTGCCTATTGGGGAGATAGTTCTTAAGATTGAGTCATACCTTGGTTACTTGATGATTGGTACCAATAAAGGTATGCGTGTGGCTAGTATCTCAGATACAACTGGTGACTTGTCTTACGGTCCGTTGATATTTGAAGACACTAATGGTGTTCGTGATTTTGCATTCCGTGATAAATATGTCTGGGCTACAGGTACAATTGGGACATCTCCTGGGCTATATCGCATTGACCTAGGCACGGAAATTGAATCCTTGCGTTTTGCCTATGCTAAGGATACCTACCTTAGTGGTGCTACTGGATACGCAACTAGCGTAGATTTTATAGGTAACAGCAACCAACTAGCCTTTACCACATCAGGCAGCAACGGCATAGCCATTCAATCAACCACAGTCTTAGCAACAACTGGTTCTATAACTACAGGTAAGATTAGATTCTCTACCCTAGAACCTAAAAATTACAAGCGTCTTATTGGACGCGGTACATTTACATCTGGTGACTTTACATTGTCATCTCTTGCTACAGAAGCAAGTGGTAATGAAACACAGTATGACCACATTACCTACAATTCAGGTGTAGATGCAGTAGAAGTAACTACATCTCAGCCTGAAATAGCGCAAGAGTTTCTTGCTTACAAGTTTACATTAAGTCGTGATACAACAGATACAACTACTGGTCCTACCTTTAAGGGCTACCAAGCCAAAGCAACCATTGCATCTCCACGCAATAGAGTCATTCGTTTTCCTGTCTACTGTTTTGATATTGAAACAGATAGGTTTAATACTGTAGTTGGGTTTGAAGGCAGAGCCTTCGAGCGTATCCAATTACTAGAAGAGATTGAAAAGACAGGCGATGTTCTGACTTGGCAAGACTTGACAACAGGAGAATCACGACAAGCAGTAATCGAACAGGTGACCTTCACCCGTATGACACCGCCCGATAAACGCTTTGATGGTTTTGGTGGCATCATAGAGATAACCGTAAGGACCGTATAATGGAGTTGAAAGACTATCTAACAGTAGCAGTAGCCGTCATAGCAATCTTCTCAGCATTTGCTGGTGGCATTAGGTGGATGGTCAAACATTATCTGAATGAACTTAAACCCAATGGTGGTAGTTCAATGAAAGATTCTATGGCTCGTATGGAAAAACGTATTGATGATTTGTATGCATTGATTGCAGGTAAATAATGGGATTCATAGTACCCGAACCAATGTGGGACCCAGTAACTCCTAACATAGACCCTAGTGATTGGGAAGACGAAGACGATGAGTAAAGCAACACCTGCTGCTATAGCAGTTCTCCGTCAGGCAACAGCCTTGCGCCCTAAGCGCAAGAAGGCCAGCGATGGATTACTACCATCAGCAGCGCATATGAAACAAAGCCCAACATCTGACCACAACACAGGGTTGGCTGTTGATTTAACTCACGACCCTGAGAATGGTATTGATTGTGTTGAAATATTTGAAAAACTTAAAGAAGACAAAAGAGTTAAGTACCTTATCTTTCAAGAAAAGATTTGGTCTAAAGAAAAAAGCAAGTTGGGAAACAGACGGTACACTGGGTCTAATCCTCATAACAAGCATCTACATATTTCTATTGAGTCCACTATGGGTACCGATACTTCTCCATGGTTTTGGTGGATGAACACACCTAAGACTTTTAATCAGGTGCTTGCTACCCTGACTACTTTGCCTGCAAAGAAAGCATATAAGACCGAAGTTTGCACCTGCTGTAAGTTACACAGGGCAAAGTCCTAATCCTATAGGAGGATATAATGGAGCAATTCAAACAACTAGCACTATCTTGGTTCCGTGCTGCGGCTGCTGCTGTAGTGGCTATCTATATGACTGGCGAGACAAATCCAAAAACTCTTGCTGCTGCCGCACTTGCTGGTGTGGCTGGTCCAGTCCTTAAATGGCTTGACCCATCTGCTGTTGACTTTGGTCGCGGTTCAAAGTAATACCGATTTAAGGGGCCTAGCAGCCCCATAGAGACAAGAAGCCCCCGCTCAGGTACATTAACCTACCTGGCGGGGGTCTTTTTCTATTTTTCTAGTAGTTCTTCAGTATCCCACTTGTAAAGAACAGGCTTAAGTTTGTTTCGATTCTTCAAAGACCACCATAGGTTTTGGATTCGATAAAGAAGTTCCTTGCCTAGTTCTCCTAGCACAATGCCTAGTGCTATGCTTAGATATAGTTCCATAGTTTCTCCTATTTGTATGTTAGATACATTGGTATTGGTTCGATATTAAGTTGTCGCCGCATTTTATGGCGTTGATTCTCTGTTGTATTACCCCAGTAACCCATAACATTATACTTAAGTGCATAGTCAAGGCATTCTTTTTGAACTATACATGACCCACAAATCTTTTTAAGTGCTTTGACTTCTGGGTATGTGCCTTGTCCGTCAGGTACAAAAAACAAATCAGTATCTGTTGATTCGCAATTAGGTGTGTTACTAGGTTTGTACATTTATCCCCCTGTTGAATAGAATCCACTGCCGTTAAACTTTACAGCAATAGATGTCCAGATGCGTACCATTGTGTTGCCACACAAGGTACATGGTATTGGTGCTGGGTCTTGCACTTCAAGTATTGTATTGCAAGTTTCACATTTGAAGTCGTAGTTAGGCACAGTAATCTCCGTCTATCTCCGTTGGTGCGGTAGTTAATGTACCGCACTCAATGCATTCTTGTTTCAAATCATACCAGCCAACTGCCCTGGTTTCCTCATCCCACATGACAATAACTTTAAACATCATACAGCCACAAATGCAAGCAAAGGCTGGCTCACCTCTAAGGTCGTTCATTCTTCTTCATCTTCTGTAATAGGGCTATCTGGTTCTGGTTCTGGCTTAGTATCTCTGTCATAGTATGGCTTCCATCCACCTAGATTTTTAACTACTGAGTTAAGAGCACGGGAAACTTTCATCCGTGCACCATCTACTGTTGTGTCCATATCTTTAGATAGCAATGCCCAGTCAGGTGAGTCTATACTAAAGCGTAATCTTAATACATTCTGTTTGGCTTCTGATAGTTTATAGAAGGCCGATGCTATATCTGAGCGCAGTGATAACCAATTGTTACCATCTGATGCGATACCAGTACCAAACTTTGCATTAAGGTCTTGGATACTTGTAGGGATTTCATATGTATCACCCATGATAGATGGCAAAAAGGCTTCTACTACTGATGTGTCATAGTAATACAAGTCTGATGTATCGTAGCCAATCTTTTTAGCCTTGTCTCGTTCACAAAACTTAAGCGCTGCATTACGCAGCGACTTAGCAATTAACTTGTCGCGGTCTTTTTGTTCTAAGGCTGACCATTCTTTGTACTTATTGGGATGGCCGACAAACCATACCCACAACTCTTGACCTATATCATCACGCTCTAACATAGTATAACGCTTTGCATATTCAGATGAGAGTTGTTGTACTAACTCGTTGTACTCTTCAATATAAGTCATTATGGAATGATGACCTTGCCGTTTACAATTGGAACAGCAAACGGTGTAACCTTGCGATTATGTTCTACTAAAATACCAATTCCATGCTGCCAGTTAGCAGCACCTGATGTGAGATAAGATGCCTGTTTAATGTCCATCATGTGACCGACCTCTAACCCGTATAAAGTACTGGTTTTTCCGTAAAATCCTGTGGTCTCATGTTGTAATCCTATGCGGTGTGTGTGTCCACACACTACTGATTTGCCTAATCGTTTGGCTAAGTTTAATGCGGTAGCCCCAGGTGCACGGTTAAGTGCACCTTCATCACCGTGTGCCATTACCCAACCAGGTAGTAGTTCATGCATCTTGTGTAAGTAATTAATCTTTAACTTACTGTAACCTAATAGTTCCTCAATCTCTAATGACTTGAGTGACATAAAGGCTGGTGCATACTTGCGCATGTATGTATCAATGCGGTCAGTATGATTACTGCGTTGAATGTAAAATGGCTTGTTACCCAAAGCACTGCGGTAACGAGCCATGATGTCGTGCGTTAAATCTATACTATCTTGTAGGGTTTCTGCGTACTCACCTGCCATGCCTTTGTTCCAACGACTGGGTTCGGGGGCATCTAGTTCATCCCCCACGCACCACAGTTCGTCTGGTTTATAATCTTGTATAAACTCAAGCGTAGCCTCTACGGTTTTGTTATGTTGATAGGGTATCTGAAGGTCGCTTAAGACCACTACCCGCTTCGTTTTGTTTACCATTAGGTATACCTTCCCATTGTCCGCGTTGGACTAGTAACCCGATTATGGCATAATTTGCAAGGTCAATGAGGGTATCTTCGATACTTTCGTAGTTGGGCGTGTCGTTATCTCCAAGGTTAGATAGCCGTGCCAACTTGTCATACATGCGTACACGCAGTCCATTCATGGCACCACCAGGTGCACCTGCTATATTCATTGGACCGTAATCTTCATGCTTTCTATAAAGAATTGTTAGTAATTGTAGTGTAATTGTTTTAGCATCTTCAAGGTTTTTCATCTAGGATTTCCTTAATACTGGTATCAAAGTCACGCATTGCTTCTTTGATTGAGAACTCTTCCCATACTTCTTCTGCTTTGTCGTATTTGCTGGCTACCAGTATGGCAGCCAATGCGGTCACGCACATCTTGGCTTCATCCAACTCACCCTCACATATAGTCTCATAGACATCACGGAGTGCGCTGATAATGTCAAGCATTCTAGTATCAGATACTGGTATGGCTATGGCAAAATCCATGTGTTCTATATGGTCCCAGAAACTATCATCCAGGGGTAACGCACTCTCTGATTCGCTCATCCAGCCACTCGCTTCCTTGTTTAATCATCATGCTATTGACGTCTTCGCCATCTGGCATGCTGATGATATTGACACTGCCTAACTCTCTACTGATTTTCTTACCAAACTCTAGCCCTGCTGCATCACCATCTGCTAGTACAATAACAACATCAAAGTCATCAAGTATCTTAACATAGTGTGGCTTCCAGTTGTTAGCCCCTGGTATACCCACTGTTGGATGATTAGTTTTGACTGTCATCATGATGCAATCAAACTCACCTTCGGTGACGCATATGTATTTGTCTGCAACAAAACATGCCTGTGTATTGAACATTGTTGTTTTAGCACCTACTAGACCCATGTATTTGGGGTCCTCGCCATTCATACCACGGAATCTAATATCAACCACGCCTGATGGTGTGATGTATGGAATAGCAAGCCTGCCTTTGTAGGGCTCATGACCTGGAAGCGGTTCTTCTACCACCCCCAGATGAAAGATGCTTGCCTCTTCTACCGAGAGTTGACGGCTTGCTAGATAGTCTGTTGCTATTTCTATCCTTGCCGCGTATCTCTGTGTTGCCTGTAGTAAGAACTGACGTTGCGAACTTGACAGCCTCACGGTAATCACCACCTTCTTTGTACATGATAAGAGAAAAGGTATCGCCTTTCACTCCACATCCGTGGCATATGAAAGCGTTCTTGTCAAAGTTAACTGCTGCACTTGCATGTGAATCAGAATGGAACGGACATTTCATCTTGCGCCAACCGCTGCCCATAGCAGGCACGGTGGCGCCTATGTAATGGAGATACTCTTCAATTTTTGGTTTGTCCAAGCGCTCTCCTTAGTAAATCTACATATACATAGCCAGGCATGGTGCAGTACCAATCTTTGGGGTTTCCCCTACCCTTCCGTTTGTGCCACACCACGCCTGTCCATGCTTTGTCGTTAGCCATCTCGACTATCAACTCTTCTGTCCAACCTGCCAAGTCCATCTTGGCATGGTTTTTAATCTCTATAGTAACACCAGGTATACCACTGATGTCACCTTTATCTAGCGTTGCACCAGCCAAGCGTCTGTCTACATAAGGAAACCATTGCTTGAGATACTTAACTACATCTCGCTCTGCTCCTGAGCCTTTCGCTTTGGCTGCGCTACTCATTCGTTAGGTTCGTCTCTAACTTCTGTTAGTTCCCAACGTCCTGTTTCTGCTTTCTTTGCACGTTCTTCTGCTATTGCTAACGAAGAAGCACGGATAACTTTTACTTTGTATTGTGAGTATGTCACTCTATACTTAGGCATTAGTTTTTTCCTTTACAACTGAAGTGTATTCAGAAAGAAGTGTTGAATATTTCATGTCACCCCAATTTGTATTTTCTAATACAAGTTCATCAGCAAATGATTCCGCTGATTCAGGGCTGTCAGTTCCTACTTCTAGTAGGTGGCGTACTTTGTATGTAACTTCTACTGTGTAATCTGGCATTATACTTTCATCTCCACTTGTCTATAGTCTCTAACTACATCCTCTAAATACATAGAGGCTGGGTCAAAGGATAAGGATACGTATGTGTTACCAGTAAAGTCTGCTTTACCGTAACGGTTTTTAACAGGGGCTACGCATAAGTATGCGTCTGGTCCTTGCATCATCTGTCCTACTGTTAATACCATAGCAGGTACCTGACTTACCATACCTTGCAACGCTGAGCGTGGCTGGCACGGAAAACCTTGAGCACCTTCTTTAGTATGATGTAACACTAGTACACATGCATTGGTATCTCTTGCAAGATACTTGAGTTCTTTCATAACCTGTCGCATAGCAGCAAACTCTTCTCCGCCATCTGTTGCTATGTCCATAAGGTTATCTACTACGATAAGCGTTGGACTTCTACCCCACATAGTTTCAAATGCAGATACTTCTGCATCTAAATCATTAAGGGTAGGGCTTGGTTCGAATGACCAGTATAAATTGGAGAACTCTCGCAAGAGTTCTTCTGCTTTTTTAGGTTGTGTTTTTAGCATGTGTTCTGCATGTGCTTGACTTATTTTTGCTTTCATAGCAAGCAAACGCATTGCCATAGTGTGTGCATTAGTATCAGCAGAGAAGTATAATGTTGGTTGTTTTAGTCTTGCTGCGATATGTAATGCAATAGATGACTTACCTGCGCCTGGTGTACCAGCAATTATTGATACCTCAGCACGGCGAAAGATAATACCTTCACGTTGAAATGCCTGAAATGGTGGGGCTAATGGCTCCCCACCTACCTCAGGCTTGCCAATACTACGGCGTAATGTTTTCATTCTTCTTCTTTGTGTGCTGTTTCTATATGTGTATCGTATTCACTTTCTGTTGCGAATACTGCAGCACATCCTTCACATTCCCATTCATCGCTCATGTTATGCCTTTGTCTGGTCTGCTTGGAATGAGTTCCACTCTGCTTGATTCTGTTTGATGTACTGAGTAGTACATTTAGTTGTGTCACCCTGCTTAGCAGGGCAGAAGTAACCCTTGTATGGGCCAAACTTACCTGTTAGTCCATGGATGCGTGTCATTGTACCGTGAGGACAATTACGTGAGCCTGCACCCATTGATGGTGCAACAAATGCTGGTGCTGCATCGAATGAATCTTGTGGTTGTACTACACCACCAAATGCTGTAGCAATTGATGCAAGTGCAGGGTTAGGTGGCACTGCTACATTGCCACCACGCACTGCTGCTTCTAACTCATGCACTGCAGATGATACCGATGCTAGTGATAGTGCTACTACTTGGTCTAGTTCATCTGCGCTTTCTGCGCGAACAGTAACAAGAGAACCTGCTGCTGTCTTAACTGTAATACTGATTGGTGCTTCGGTACTTGCCATTTATTCTCCTTGAATAGATGTTACTAGGGATTTTTTTGTTTCTCGGAAGGCACGGACTTTCATTGCTAACTCTATACCTTTCCAACCTTGTTTGATGTCAACGAAATGCAGTTCACATTTACCACTACCTGCTGGTAGATGGACAATGATTCCTTTATCTTGATTGACACCACCCCAACTACTACGGACTGCCGTAGCGGGGTTATACGGCAGGCCGTGCGCATACACGGCTAACTGCATAGCAATTTTATTTGGGTAGGAAATACTACCAGTCTTTAA